TCTGATACGGTACAGAAGGATTTAGGATAATCTCTGGGTAACAATTTACAAATCGAACATCAGTAGTAGTATGACCAGCATCTCGCTCATTCAAAGGAGTTGCAAATGGGGTTCTAATTACTGGCATTATTGATACCCTCCATATTTACTCCAGTTGAAGTAAACAGAGGTATGTTCGACATTGAAACCAAAGGCATCATCCTTTTCTTTCTCTGCTCGTTTTTCAATCATCTGCATCTTTTGCAATGGTACATTATATTCGTGCATAATCTGCTGTGCAAGACCCCACTTGAGTGCTTGCATAAATTCACTAGGGAAATCTGGGATATCTGTACCAGCAGACGTAGAAGTGAACGGCGCTTGATAGTACAGAATCAGTTGTAGCATTGGTGCCACATTCGGACTTGGGGTTGGATATAAATACATAGTACCAGAACTTGAACCATATTCATAGTACCATTGTGTCGGGTATCCAGTAGCTTCTTTATTTCCCAGCAACCAATACTCTTCCCGAGACAAACGAACCATAGTAATATCAATGGGAGAAGTTGCAGAAGTGTTATTACGTAATACTACGTTAGTGACTTCCAAAGGACGATCCGTTGTAATCGAATACGTAGTTTGTCCACCAATAGGTTGGATAATATGTTCTTGTGTTTTCCACAAGGGGAGTCCTTCATTCTCCCAAGCAGCAGTCATAGTATTCAATGCCTCTGCCGCAGTAGACAACTGATTAGCCGTTGCCGTTTCTTCTGGGTCTACAACTCCACAGATGCGAAGTGCCCCATTAATTACTTGATCTCGTGTGAGTTGAAAGTTACTCATGTACTATCTCCATTAATTGTATTGCTGACGAGTCCCCACAATAGCAGACCCAACGATAGCATAGCCAACTTCTGCAGTTTGTGGATATCCCGGTACAAAACCACCATGGTAAGGAGAACCAACAAAAGAACACCCCACAGTTGCAAGTCCAGCAACAGCAGAACGACCTTGAATAGTACATTGTGTTTGTACAAAAACTAGAGGAGGACGAGGTTTAACAATAACCAATTTATTAGAATCCATTTTCGATCTAATAAACTCTTGGGGATGGCGTTCTTCGTAGTCATCATCACAAACCCAAACACCATCCCACCGTTTTCTCAGTTGATCTAGTTTATATTTCAATCCACAGACATCACAAATGGCATTAGCAGAACCAGCTTTATAATACAAGCGAGCCATGTCAATCCTTTCTATCTGCCTTTGTATCTATCCTATCTCGGATATCGTCAAGTTTTTCCATGATTTTATCAAAGTCTGTTTTCTTGGCATAATTTTCAGCAACATGTAATCGAAATAGCATGTGCTCTCTTTCCAAATTAGCAAACTTACCATGTACGTACTTGGTCAATCCCAAAACAATGGGCATGGCGACATAGCCAATCCAATTGCTAATAGAAGACCAGTCAACCATATCACCTCCTTAAATGCCAGAAGTAATTTGGTATACTTTCGCTACAACAGTACCAGTACCTGCAGTTACATTCAAACGCATAGCAGTAAATGTACCAGCAATGTTCTCGTTAGCATTTGCAGTGGCTCCTGTAATAGCAGTTTGGAACCATACAGGACTTTCACCTGCCAAAAGATTGTCATAGCAGATTTCGATATTATAGGTGGCACTACCAGTAACTTCACAACCAACACCCACACCAAAACCACCCGGACTTCCTCGCCAATTTACAACAAATGGATTGGTAGCACCTACCCCAGTTTGTGTTAGAGCTTTTGGGCGCATTAGATCTCTCCAAAAAGAAAAAGGGACAGCAACATGTGCTGCCATCCCTTCATAGATTAACGATACGGATTACTCATGAAATCTACAGCTACCAGCCACGGACCACCGGCACTAGAAGCAGTACCAGTTTCAGCATAAGTAGCAGTGATTACACGATCAGCCCATGTCTGCGGAGTAGACGGACTAGCAACTACCAACGAAGAAAGCGACGGAGTAGTAATCTGATTAACATTGTTTTTTACATCAGCCGAAGCCACCAACTCACTACCAGTACCACCCTTAAAACCCAAAGACAGAGTTGCAGTAGTGCCAGCATTAGATGCAGCACCAGAGAAACTTTGAATAGTTACATGAACCGGGATAAGGTCAGCGGGGAGAATGAATTCAGGAATTGCAGTACCCGGAAGAGTACGATCAATTACGAACCATTTAAATACCCCACTGGCGGTCTGGGAAGTCGAATGAATCGGCGTCGGAAAATTCTTAAGCTGTTTCATTCAACTCTCCTATTAAGCGCCCGGCGAAGCGTAGATACCACGCCAGTCAGTAATACCAGCAGAATAACGTTCGGTAGCCTTGAACAGTGCGTTCTCAGTAGCGAAGTCATTGTCTTCTTCAAACTCAGCGGCACGACGGTTATACGTAGTCAGACCATTCGGGGCAGTAGTAGTAATATACCAAGCATCCGGATTAGACAGACGGTGCAGCAGAGTAGGTTCACCATCAAAAGAACCCATATTCTTAATAGCATTGGTATCATTTACATCAGTACCAACACGACCTTCAGTTTTAAGAATACGATGTGCTTCAAATTGCAGTTGTGGAGGAATGACCAGTTTCTTTGGTCGAATAGCAATCAGCTTACCACGGTCATCCGTCCACAGAGAGATATCAATAAATGCCTGTTCCAAAGCTGCTTCAGACAAGTCAGATGCCACAGCGATCTGGTTAGACTGGGTACCACCAGCAACGTTCGGGTGGGCATTCGAGATCATGGTTTGACCATCACCATAGGTCGGGTTACCACCTACGTTGAATGCTTGGTTCAGCAGAGCTGCATGTACCTGTTCTTTGGTTTCTCGCAGAGACCAAGCCAGAGCACGAGCATTCTTAATCGCCGGTTCCATGTACTGATTATCTTCCATCATTTCACGAGTAATGGCAAAGCCAAGACCGTAAACGACGTGTTGATAACGAGTCAAGAAACCTTGTTGAGCAGCGTCGTACTCAATCGGAGCGCCTTGTGCCTTTACCTTAGCCAGACCAAACATAGACAGACCGAGATCTTCTTCGTATGCCTTTTTGGAGGTCTCTTGAGCAAAGACTTTGTCGTATTCGGTTGCGTATTTCTCATACTCTTCGCCATAAATGGTGTTTAGGCCGGGCCAGAGTAGTTTACTAAACGAACCAGTATTAATAATACCTGCCATGTAAAATTACCTCTTCTAATTATTAAACGCCGGAGTTCTGAGTGCCAGCATATTGATGCTTATTGAACAGCACCAAGACACGGGCATTAGCGCCAACAGTGTTATTATATACAGTATCCATACCAACGATCATCAGAGGCAGGGTACTAGTAGTTGCAGGACCAGTCAATACTTCTGCACTAACACCGGTTACAGTGCTACCAGCAGTAGTAGTAAATGTGGCGTTATTGGACAACTGAGCTGCAGTAACACCAGTGCTATCCGACTGTACCGAGAAAATAGTTTCCGGAGAGTCTGCTACATAAACACGGCGAGCAGTCGATGCAGGACGATATTTTTGCATCAGGTTGTCGGGGTTATATTCAAAACCTACAATAACACCTACCGGAAGATCAGTAGCCGGAGTAGTAATTGCAGTTACATTTTTCAGGTATTTACCAGTAATGGGATCAACAGTAGAACCAGTAGCCAGTTTAACCACATCACCAATAAATAGAGCAGTAGAGTCAGTAGCCGGAACGTAATACAGGTTAATTTGGTCGTTGAACAACGAACCGTTAATCTGTTTTACAGGGCTAAAACCGTTAGGAGCAACAGTATTTGCCATAAGTAATTAAATCTCCAATTAGGAAAGTTTGATGTTGCCATAACTATTAGTGATTCGAGTGGCACTATCGTGACCCAAATCCTTCAGTTGCTGGCGCACATTTACAAGTTGTGCTTCTTGATCCTCATCGTACCACTCTTTTGGGATACGCATCAGGAACGCTTTAATACCATTACCTACAGAACGGTATTCACGAGAATCGACAGAGGAAGCGGTGGCGACTCGTTTTTCGGCAGACTCGCCAGAACCTTTTTCTACAAATTCGTAACCTGCAGCTTTTGCTTGTTCAATACGATCACCTGTGTCATTAAAGAACCGATATACAAAAGCCGGATCACGATTAGTCCAAGTCAGAATATGACGTTGACGAGAAATCGGGGTGCGTTTTACACGTTGGGGTGCTTGGGCCATAGAGTCTTCTCCTTAGTTCTTAATTTTTTTCAGTTGGGCGTAATAGTCAGTCTCTGACTTAAAGATGCCGTAATGAACCATTTGTTTAGCGAATTCACGTTCTGCAGCAGACGGAGTGAACTTGCTGGCAGTGTCAGTTGCTTTACCACCTTGAGTAGAGGATTCAACTTGAGCAGAACCAGATTGACGTTGGAACTTGTGGGCAAATTCCTTCTTAACTTCTTTAGCTACTTCATTGTAGACTTGTGCAGGAGACAGGCCATTACGGAATAGATCCTGACCTAGAGCATCAGCAAAAGCTGTCATAGCACGATCCTTAGTATACCAAGGATTTGCAGAAGCAAAGTCGAAGTATTCTTGTGGAACTTCATTAACTTTCTCTTGTGCTGTTTGAGCTTTAATCTCTTTCATTTCAGCACGAGCTTCAGCCAGTCGCTCATCTAACTCTACAATAGCAGAAGTATTACCATCATCCATGGCAAGCTTTTTAGCAGCCTTGAGTTCAGCAATAGTACGCTCACGAGTAGCAGTTTCAATCTTTGCATTATGATCAGCCAACAGTTGAATTGCCTTTTTCATTTCTCGCAATTCACGACTTTGATGGCTAATCTTATCAAACAGTTGCCCCCGACGAACAAACTCACCTGCATCTACCCAACCTTCACCAGAGAATTCATCCTTCGGTTTCCAGCCAGCAGCACGGGCTTGTTGTTCAACTTCAGATTCCTGTTTAGTTTCCTTCTGTTCTGGAGCAACCTCTGGGGTTTGTTCCTGTTTCAGAAGATCCAATACATTTGCCTGAGTAGGCAGACCTGTTTCTTGTTCTTGACTCATCTATCTCTCCTAATCAACTAACAACAGCCAAAATGTCCTCATCATTGAGGATCACGAATTCAACTTCCGGGGCATCGGGATCAACGATAGAACGACCTGCGTACTTAGCAAATACCACTCGATCACCTATCTTGCACCACGGTTCACCGCCAAAGTCTTTCCAAGCAGTACTACCGATATCAACAACATTACCTACTACCGAATGTGCACGTTCTTTACGTTCATCGGCTACGATGATAATGCCAGATTCAGTGGCCTCTTGTACTTCTGCTTTGACAATCAAACGATGTCCAGTTACTTTAATCATTCTGCAAACCTCCACTTTGTACGATACGAATAGCTTCATTCAGACCTTCTGCAATGCCCATATACTTAGCATTTAGATGTACTGTTTGAGCTTCATTTTCACCGATGTAGGCAGCTTCGGCCCAACCATCTTTGATTCGTTGGACCTCACCACGAAGCATCTCGACAAAGCGTTCAGTTTCATAATGAGTTTGCCAATCTTTTGACAGGACTGTTTCCATCTACTCCCTCCATTACTCTGGTGTTTGGTTTTGTGCCATGCCCTGTACTTTTTGTACTCGGGCTTCAGCGTCTAGCATATTCTTCTGAATTTGCACTGCATTAGCCATATCCATTTGATATTGGTCTTGATGCAGTTTAGCTTGATCAGTAGCATGTTGATGCGTTTGATCTGCGATATCCATTTGCTGTTGGAATCGTTGTTGATGTGCAGCCAATTGTGCTTGGAGCAGTTCTACTTGAGACTTGGCAGAAGCCAACTGAGCCTGTGCAGACTGTAGCATTGCATGGTTATCAACCTTTTTATTTTCAATCTGAAGTTTTGTCATATCAACTTGATGTTGCATTTCTTCTGGCGATGGACCTTGCGGTTGTGGTTGCTGCAGAAGAACTTCAATACCGGGTTGATCATGAGCTTCAAGAATACGACGAATTGCTTCACCTTTATTGGGAATCATTGGGAACATTTCTTGCAACATTTGTGCTTTAGCCATTCTTGCGGCTTCAGTACTTGCATTTGCATCTGCGCCCGGAATCACACCCTTAACTTGTTGGTACTGTTCTTTAGTAACCATCAGGTCTTGGAATTCCCCATTGGGATCATAAAACTCTTCGTATTGGCTCATATAGATAGTATTGAGCTTGTACAGTTTCTTGAATTCTTCACCCAAAGAACGAAACAATCGTTTGTAGATTGCAGAGAATACCTTCATACCTTGTTCAATTGCAGCCATTGTAGTTGTTGCAGGGGTATTCTGACCCGGCATCTTACCTACCATAGTCTCAGAAACAGAGGAGAGTTCTTTACCACTCTGAATCAATTGACCAAGAAGCTGAAAGAGAACAGTAGAAGGTTCTCGTACTGGAAGAGGAACAATCGACTTGCGAAGGTCATCACCAGTAGAATTAATAGTTTTCCATTCGCCCGGACGGAAGTTGAACTCACCGCCCTTCAATCGAACACCACGACCAAGAAAACCAGATTGTAGGTTACTCAAAGTACCTGCATCAATCAGTTGGTTTACAATAGTGTTTACAGTATGGTTAATCGGACCAAGGAGTTCACCAAAACCGATATCGTAGAATCCACCATCAGGATTAGGAATAAACGGAAATTTAGTATAGTACTGTGTAGGAATAATACGTTCAAGTTTGTTATCTGCATTTCGTTGAATGCCATCTTGATAGTATCGTGCAACAATACGCAGTACTTTTTTAGTATCGTAATCCACAGTGACTACATAGGGTTCTTTATAACCATCATCGTCCAGATCCAGATAGCGATGCTGTTCCAGAAGAATTCGAGGCTGATCCAGATCCCCAGAAGGTACTTCAAGCCCCTGTTCTTGTTTAATGTCAGTGTCCAGTAGACTTTCCATCGTAGTGGTTGGACCAGTAACATCTTCAAGCACATCTAGGAAAATACCAGCTTGCTGTCGTTCCATGATTTCATTGGGATACTTCTCAATAATTTCAGTAATACGACTAGCTGAGTCCAAATCCCTAGCAAAGTAATTAACTACTAGATGCTTAGGAAAAATTACATGAGAACAGTTTACTTTGTACAGTGGATCATAGTATGTCTTTTTAAACATACAACCAAGGATAGGAATAGCAAATAGCAGTTTATCCATACCTTCTTCCCAACCCGGAATCTCTTCCGTCAGTTGGAAGGACATATGCTTAGACACCATCATAGCTGCTTGAGCTTTTTGACCATCCGGGTCTTGTCCCACAGTACGTGCTTTAACAATATTACCATCATTAGGAATCAAACTAGGATAAGCACGAGCATTAAATTGAAGAGCTGCAGTAGTCATGAGTGGATACTTTACGTTAGCAGCATCTCGCCATGGCCATTCTTTAGACTCCATTACTTGTAGTGCAAGTTTAGCCCATTGTTCTTGTTTTCGCATCCATTCATATCGAGAATCAAGGTCAACTTGAAATTCCTCGATAACAGTATTACCAATTTTAAGCAGTTCGTCTTCATCCAACTGCTCTGCAATATTGGTAGAATCAATTAGTTTGTCGATATTCACTCGAATTCCTCTTCTTAATATCCGCAGATCGGATTAGCACCACGAGAGCGAGGATTAGAAAATTCTTCCGCATAGCGTTCGTTATACTCTTCATCCTCAAGTTCCTCTTCAGTTTGTGCTGGAGTTAATTGATCTAAACAAAGACCTATGTAAGAAGTAGCATCCACTTGGTCGTCATGTCGTCCACGAGGAAAAGTAAGCATTTCTTCTTCATAATCCAAATACCATTGTGCTTCTTTGTCAATTCTAACAGCACCAGCACGAAAACGTGCCTGCATAGAACGAGCACGAGTTACTTTATCCTGACTAGGTTGCATAGCAACTAAATTGACATAAATACCAGTTTCTAGCATAGATTCACGCAGAAATGGACCAATAGATTTCTCAATATGTCCCTTTTCAAGGCAGAAAATCTCAGGTCTGTATCTACGTTGAAGTGCTAGAATTGTGTCTACAATACCACGAGCATCTATACGTTCCCGAATAACATCCACAATATGAAGAACATTAAACTCATCCACTCCAGCAATAACGAAAACTGAATAGTCGGAGCGTTGAGTTTGAGATACTGCCAAATCCGCTGCAATGTAGTGTAGTTTATGTCTGCCATAATCTGCATCCTCCATCGGGATGAAGTCCTCTTTGCGATAAAATGCAATAGAAGCATCTAGTGGAAAGTTCAAATACTCTTGAGAATACACATCCATCAAACCTTGTTTCTGGAAGTCTTCTCTTAAATTATGGAAATACTCTCCTGAATATCGTTCAGGCCAGAGTGTACGACTAAAGTCGGCATTGTGGGCTTTATATTTAGCAGTGAGCCATGTATTCCGTTTATTTGGTTTGCCAATTGCCCTAAGTTCATCTACTGACTCAGGACGATTATCAGTAATAAGACGTTCCAACAATGCATCCATATGCAGGATAGTACCTACATAGCGAATAAGGCCACCCTTAGCACGACAAGGCAGTAGTGCACCATAGAACCAACGACGGAGTTTGTCTCGACGTTCTTTATTCATGACCAATTCATCATTCTCAAGGTCATCAATACAGATTAAGTCAGGACGAAGGCTATTCCACTTCAAACCACGAAGCTTTTGTTCAGCACCTTTAGCCTGAATACGGAACTTTTGTCCGTCTTCAAACACTCCAATTACATCATCTTGAGTGTCTTTTTCAAATGTGATCTTACCAAAAGTGTTGGTAATATTCTCGTTTTCAATCAGAGTAGACTTGATTTCTTCCAAAAACTGGATAGCCTGACCTTGTGTGTCAGAAACAATCAAGACATACTTACGTTGACGAAAAAGAACATTAGCAAGAGTAAATGCTTGTGTACCTGCAGTAGTTTTAGCATGCTGACGAGGACAAGCAATAGCAACATTCAATTCTGGAGAGCAAAAAAGCTCCCACAGCTCACGATGGAACTGGGGAACTTTCGTTGCTTGATCGTACCCTTCTGCCAAACAGGAGGCTACGAACCCCTCCATAATATCAGCAGTGAGGGTTAATTTCATAGCTATTAGAACTTCGCCAGAGCGTCTTCTACCAGCTTAACAACATCAGCATCAATGTTATTATCAGTACGACCTGCCAGTAGCTTTACAGCGTCAATTACTAGAGTTTTTACTGCTTCAGAGTGCAGCAATTTAACCAGTACAGAAAGAATAGACAGCCACATATTATTTACCTTTTTTAGATTTACGTTTAGTTGCGTAGGCGATTGCCACTGCTTGCTTTACAGGCTTACCAGCAGCAACTTCAGTTTTGATGTTTTTGGTGAAAGCACCTTTGGATTT